TAATGGAGCCATCCAACAGCAACTGGTCTACCTTGATCAATCTCACCAATCAAGGTTTTCTTTTCACAGTTAGTACGAAACCTTGGATCAAGTCCAAGACTACGTAATGCAGACTCCTGTGCCATAGCATCAGTGCTGTCTCCATACTGATGTCTAACTGCATTGTATGCATCATCTCCTTCAATGCAGCCATGATACATAGCAATCATTGCGCAAGAGGATGAGAAGCATTCTCTATATCCGGTGCCACTTACATTATCTAATTGAGATTGATATGGTACATCCAGAATTTTTTTAGTCATAATTGTTAGGGTAGAAGTGCACGACGAACAGCAGCAACTGCTTGATCATCTAGAGTGTTTTCAGTTTTCTTAGCTAGTGCTTCAAGCACGTCAACAATAAGTTGCTTGACCTGTTTACTGGTCAGGAAGCTAAACAGAATAGGGCGAAGAACAGTAAAGATCATGATGATAATTTGTCGAGTTTATTTTCAATGCGGACCATATGGTTTTCCATACGATCCAGAGCAGAGGTAAAATCAGCTTTAGAAAGATATGATTCAGCTACTCTAAGTTCATGATGATCGACACGACGGTCTAGATTATCGATCTTACTGTGTAGCTGTCGAGTGGCAGCTCCAAGAGCAGTAAACAGTGCAAGAGCAACTGTAATACCAATCTCAGTCATTAGACAACTACCTGTTCAGCAATATCAGTAGTGCCGTCTGACTTTTTACCAGACATCACCTTACATGCAGCAAGACGCTGTGCTGTTGTACCAGAGTTAGGGTTGTCACCATAACCAGTCGTAGGAATAAACCACTGATCACCAGTGGTGTTAACCATATATTGAACTTTACTCAAAGTTCTGTTGCTAGGATTGTATGCTAATGGCATGATTAATTACAAGGTAAATTGGATATTTAAATACTATATTTTATTTTAGTTCACTAATTTTCTTTTCAATCTCTCTAGCCTTCTTGCTGTCACCAGCCCTAACAGCAGTAAACAACTGTTTTTTAAGCCTCATTTTTGCAGCAAGATTGACATGACTAGGTATTTTTTTCATGTTTAATTATCCAATAGTAGGAGCAGTCAGTGCTACTTCAGTAGTAGAAGCTGCTGCAAGATCAAGGGGGAAGTTATGAGCATTACGCTCATGCATGACTTCCATACCTAAACCAGCACGGTTTAGGATGTCAGCCCATGTATTAATGACATGTCCGTTATGGACAATCGATTGATTAAAATTAAATCCGTTTAGGTTAAACGCCATCGTAGAGACACCAAGAGCGGTAAACCAAATGCCAACGACAGGCCAAGCGGCAAGGAAAAAGTGGAGACTACGGCTGTTGTTAAAGCTAGCGTACTGGAAAATAAGCCGACCAAAATAGCCGTGCGCTGCAACGATGTTGTACGTCTCTTCCTCTTGTCCAAATTTATAACCATGGTTTTGAGATTCTGTTTCTGTTGTCTCACGAATAAGAGAAGACGTGACAAGGCTTCCGTGCATAGCAGAGAACAAAGCCCCACCAAATACGCCGGCAACACCAAGCATATGAAAAGGATGCATAAGAATATTATGCTCAGCTTGGAAGACGAGCATGTAATTAAAGGTCCCGGATATCCCGAGAGGCATTGCATCTGAGAAAGAACCTTGTCCAAATGGATAGACAAGAAAGACTGCCGACGCTGCGGCAACGGGTGCTGAGTATGCGACAAAGATCCAAGGCCTCATTCCAAGTCGATAACTAAGTTCCCATTCGCGTCCCATGTAAGAGTAGATACCGACCAGGAAGTGGAAAACAACGAGTTGAAAAGGTCCTCCGTTGTAGAGCCATTCGTCAAGTGTTGCTGCTTCCCAGACTGGGTAGAAATGCAGACCGATTGCGTTGGAGGATGGGACGACTGCTGCTGAGATGATGTTGTTTCCATAGAGTAAAGAGCCTGCTACTGGTTCACGGATACCGTCGATATCAACGGGCGGTGCTGCAACGAATGCAACGATGAAGCATATGGTTGCTGCTAGTAGAGTAGGTATCATTAAGATACCGAACCATCCAACATAAAGCCTATTGTCTGTTGAGGTAACCCATTTGCAAAAGGCTTCCCAGTTATTTTGTTTTTGTAGTCCTGAAAGAATTGTAGTCATTAAAGTAATAGTGCATTTTGTTATGTAGAAATTAAGTAAGATCCGTTTTAAGCCAGGACAGGCTAGAGCTGTGGAGGGAATTGCACCCTCCTAATTCTATTCAGCTAGTTCATTCGATAAACTTCAACAGGTGCTACACCAACATCTTTCATGCCAATGCGCGTAGCAGTTCCTTTAGATAGGTCTAGGTGCCGTCCAGTAATGAACGGACCTCTGTCTGTGATCGTCACCACCTCGCAAGTCTGATAACAAACCCGTAGCCTGGTGCCGAAGGGCAAGGACTTGTGAGCCGCAGTACTGGCATACATGTTGTACACGGACCCATTAGCAGCGGTGCGACCATGAAAATAATCGCCATACCAAGATGCTGTTAGTACGATAGTGGACAGGAGTGGGATCATTTTTTCTTTGCTGTTTTTGCAGACTGTTTAAAATTTTTAGATGTAGGTGCACCTTTACTTCCGGCCTTCCTCATCTTTTCTCCACTACCAGCAGCGATACGCTTACGCTTGGCATGGATGTTTGCATAGAGTCCTTGTTTAGCCATTTAACATTTCCATTTACGTAGTGCCAAAGCTTTACGAGTTGGCTTTCCTTTCTTTTTCATCGGTCCTTTAACACCAGACATCCGAGCACAGAAAGACTTCTTTCGTTTTCCTCCGCCTGGTTGTGGTGCCTTAAGATTTGATCCGGTGGCATTGTTGTACTTACGACGACCTGCAGCAGTGAGACCACCAGTACGAGACTTGTGTGTTCCAATCTTCAGGCTTACGTTCTTAGTACCCTTTCTTTTTTCCGCCACCTTTACCGCCTTTACATCCTTTTCTGTTAGCCATAATTAAAAATTTAAATTAGAACGTTCTAGTTTTTCCATGACTTCCTGACGATAAGCAGGATCTTTATCATATTTAGAATCAGACATAGCACGTACTACGGCAGCCTGACTCTTAAAGGTATCGCCTCTATCTGAACGTGGTGCTTTACCTGTAAGCATCTCACCTTCTATACCTTGTGAGTTTCCATAACGTGAAGCCAATGCTTGTACTGCAAAGAATGCAGCAGCTCGATCACCATTCTGCATGACTTGATCATACATAGCAATCTCTTGTTCATTGAATGCATCCTTAGCCCAAGTCAACATATTGGTATACGATTCATCACCACCAACCATATCTTTCAAAGAAGATACATCTTCGTTGGTCATGTTTGATACAGGTTGCGTACCTTTATACCTGGCATTTAAATATGCTTCAGCTAGATCAGCCTTTGACATAGACTCCAATGCAGTATGCAAATCTTCTGAATAATCATCTGCATCATTCTGTGATTCTTCCCACAACTGTTCGAAAAAATCAATTTCTTCTTCCTGTTGTTCAGGTTCCTCTGATTCTTCTACAGCCTGCGGCTCTTCTGATTTACCTTCACTGAATTTAGATTGGAGTTCAACATAAGCTTTCTCTAATTCTTCAGCATCTTTATACTTACCAGCCAGGAGTTGTTCCTCCTGTTCAGCCATCTTTTCACCAACAGCTAGAGAGTCCTGCTCATCTGCTGATAGTTCTCCTTCCTGTTGTTCAGAAGGATTATACGTCATCGTTGCCATTTGCACTAATTACTTTTAAGTTTCCAAGACCAACCGTCTCAACATAATTGGGGGATTTACCAAGGGTTGGAGTACCAATTTTGGGACGTTGGGCATATTTGTTCGGGTTGCCAGCAATACCTGGACCGCGATCCTCTTCAGGAGGAAGTTCTTCACGTTGTTGTGTTAGCTTCTTGCGGGTACGTACTGGTTTCTTGTTCTCTTCTGTCATTGTTGTTGTTCCATCTGTGCTTGTTGCTGATCTAGTTGTGCAAACTGACCAGCTTGTTTAGCCATCTCCATATCAATACCAGCTTCCTGCTGTTGTGCTTGTTCAGCTTGGCGTTCATCCATACTCTTCACGAGATTAAGAACATCAATACCTTGAGAAGCAGCTAGTCGTTTAATGACTTCATCGCTATTAATAAATTGCTGCATAGCTTCTAGACCTAATGTCTGAGAGACAGTAGTCATGAAAGCGGTTAATGCCTCACCGTCTTGACCACGACCAATAGCACCAAGGCCTGCAACAATAGTAGGGTTGACAAAATCTTTGGGTATCTTAGGTATCTCTTTTGATTTTTGCAAAGTATCAAGCTTACGATTTAGATATGGAATTAAAAACTCTGAACTCAATAGACCAAACAGTCCACCAAGTTGTTGTTCTAATTCCATCTGTGTCATCCGTACTTCTTCTGCAGTAGTTCTCTCGGAATTACGTACATTAAGGATAAGGAATGCTTCAGATAACCGCTTCTCTAATACTTGCATCTGTTGTAGTGCCGTCTGGAAGTCAGCACCCTTACCAACATTGATAACACCAATGTCTTCAGGTCTACCTTGAACAATTGCACCATTGCCTGCTGCGGCCAGAGTCTGTGGTTTAGTTGTGCTACTAGGAGATACAACAAACACAACCTTAGCGGCTGCTGCAGAGCCTTCTACGATAGCCTGAGAGAGTGCTTCGAGTGACTTAAGGTCACCCATATATTCTTCAACTCGACCACGACCATATGGTTCAGCATCAACTGTGTTGAAGCGTAGGGCGATCCAAGGATTAGTACCTAGTGGTGCCTTACTAAATGATTTAGGTAGACGTTTACCCATTGATTCTTGATACCAGACAACACGATTGTCTTCACGCTTAACGTGAGTGTAGACATCCACGTCATCATCTTGTGCACTGTTTGTTTCACCATCATCACCGACAGCATTGATTCGATTCTTTGGAGAAGTAGGTGACTTACCTTCTACAATTTTTCTGTTGATTCTTTCGCGTGTGACAATCTCTATGACATTACCATCACCATCTCTATCGACAACATACCTATTTAGTGGAAACAATTTTAGCTTATCCTTACCCATAAAGATAAGTGCATTACCAGTAATAACAAGATGCTTCAGTGCTTGATGAATAACAACACGATCATCAGAAGCGGAAATCATTTCATTAATGGTCCGTTCAATCTTGGCAAAGCTAAGATCAATCTCTGTCTTCATCTGTGCATCTACACCTTGCTGAAGTAGTTTCGCTTCATCTAATTGAAGCTTAAAGAAACTAGTTTGTACAGGTAACATAGCAAGCATAAGTTTTGATGCTAAGGTGACAACACCTTTAGCTCCTACGCTTTGCCACGGTGTCACTAATTGACTACGTGATTTCACATTGTCTTCATCATCCCATCGGATAATATAAGGAAGGGTAAGCTTTGCTGCTTCCACGGCAGTCTCTAGATATTGGTCACGGTCAGATCGGAGTGCCGTGTAGCGACTAAGAGCTGTTTCCATGATTAACTTTTACGGATTTTCTTTTGTATCCTATTCTTGGAGGGAGAATTAATACTGACAAGTGACTTATTTGACCTAGGTTTAAAAGCACTATCACTATCCTGCTTAAAAACTTTCTTGTATTCCTTGTTCTGTTTTCTGGATTCCTTGTTCTGTTTTTTTAAGGCCTTTATTCCTGAGTCAAAAGCTCCACTACTTGTTGGTTTTAAACCTACAAGTGATTTCTTTGATTTAAGTTCAAAATCTTTGTCACTATTCTGTTTAAAAACTTTTTTATATTCTTTCTCAGATGCCTTCTCCTGTCTTCTGGTTGGCTGGTTAGGGTCAACTTTTGCATCTTTAAACGATGTCATCTTTATAGGATCAGGATTAAAGGAAGAGGCTTTCTTAATCTCCTTCTTATTCCTTTTGATATCTCTCTTCAATTCTTTATTGACCATCATCTTATCTGGCTTCTTAACCTTACCTCTAAGTGCATCAAGATAACTTTTAAAAGTACCAGGATCTTTTGATTCACGTTGTATGCTATTAATCTCTTTCTGGATTGAACCCGTATCATACTCCTTAAGATTATCTTGTTCCTCCATCTTCCATTCTTGGGAAGAGAAGTCTAGATTGTAATCTCGTACTTCAGGTGTGTAATCTTCTTCTTTTTCCTTAGTCTCTTCTTTAACTGGTGGTCCATATTGAGGATTATTATATGCAGCTATTAGCTTCTCTCTATCTGCTCTACCAGCTACTCCAGCTACACCTAGCTTTTCACTACCAGCTTTCTTGTATCTCTTTTTAAACTTCTTCCAGAATTCTTTCTCATCCGAAAGTCTATACTCTTCAGTATAATTATTATCTGCACCTGGTCTAGCAGATTGTGTTATCCTTGAATAACCTTTGGCTAATTCTTGTAGCTCTTCAGCAGAGATATAATTATCTTTAGAGTATTCATCAAATTTTTTATTAAACTTACCCATTGCTATCCTCCATCTTTTCAATTAGCCATTCAACAACTGAACGTTGACCAGCTTTGTACATAATTGTGTTCATATCATCAGTTGGTGTAGGGTTAAATGGTGGGAAAGTTTCTTGTGCTGCTAAGGCTAAGGCATTTGCTTGCATACCTTTAGCCTCTAGCAAACTAAGCATATTGTGGGAGGTTAACATTACTATGCTCAAAAAATGCTGGCATCCGTGCAGACTTAGTAGCAGAAAGCTGTGGTGCTTTACCCTGATACATTAAGTTGTCACTAGAATCCAGCCAAAATTTTTTATCCAAATATTTA